CCGGGACGATCCCGCAGGGTGCCGTCAGCGACAACCCGATCTACAAGGACACCATGCGGCAAGTGCAGGTACTTGCTCGCGCTCAAGGCATCCCCGAGGACAGCGAGCAGTTCCGCCTGATGCGCGACTCGGCGGAGGACAACCTGCATGTCACGGCCATGCTCTCGATGGTGGAGAACCAAGATCCGCAGTCGCGGCAGATGGCGCGTGAGTACTGGAAGCAGAACGGCCAGAGCGTCAGCCCAGAGAACCGTTCCAAGGTCGAGCAGCAACTGCGGACGATGGATGTGGACGACGATGCGTTCATGCTGTCGCGGGAGCTTCGCGGGTACAGCGAGGGCCTTGGCAACCAGATGCAGATGCTGGATCAACTTCGCCAGATCGGCGACATCGACGGCGTGACCTACAACGCCACCGCGCAGAAGTTGCAGGCGGCCTACGGCCTCGACAAGGCGGCGAAGGACGACACGCGAAACCGCTTGCGAGACGAGTACGAGCGGTCCCTAGCTGGCTCGATCCAGCGTGGCGAAGACTGGACCTCGTGGCTGTCGAGCAACCCGCTGCTGGTGGACAGCCTGAACACGGAGAACATGCTCCGCGACGCGCAGGAGTTCCATGCGGCGAAGGGCCGCATCGACACGCAGGACGGCTTGGATTGGTTGAGTGGCATCGAAGCGAACCCGCAGCAGATCGTCGGAGTTCAGTGGAGTGCTCTTCGCGCCCAAGCAGGCAAGACACTCAGCAACGGCAGCTTGGATCGGCTGGAGAACCTGTACGTCAAGGCCAACAACTTGCAGGTCGGCCCGAGCGGAAGGAAGCGCGTGGATCTGGTCAAGCTGACCTCGGATCAGGACTTCAACCAATCGCTGGTCGAGAAGGTGTTTGGTCAGCCGTACGACCGTGCGTGGTTTGCTGAAAAAGCCAACGACGAGCAGCGCGCCGCCGGTCAGCGGTGGCTGAACACGCAGATCGAGTTGGAATCCAAGATGAACGCGGCTGGCGTCTCCGGCGATGACCGCGATGCGCAGCGCAAGTGGGTGACGGACTACGCCGCCTCGGCCAAGGCGAAGGTCACGTTCGCGCCGTCGCTTGGCGAGCAGCAGATCGACCCTATCCAGCTACAAATCTCGTGGCCGAACATGTCCGATGCCGACAAGCAGCGGATCACGTTCCAAGAGAGCGATGGTCAAGGCAACACGGTTCGCGTGACGCTTGGCGACTGGTACAACAAGCCCGAGCTTCGGACGCAGGCGCAGCAAGACGTTGCGGACGCCATCGCTGCGCTGAAGATCAAGCGGCTGCCTAACGGAGAACTCGCGGTTCAAGATGACCCCAAGTTGCTTGAGAAGGCAACCATGCTGGAGGAAGTGCTTCAGCGCGCTCAATCCTCCGATGGTAGCTGGAACGACATCACCAAGCCGCCCGAGGGCCTTGATCCGCTGATCCGCACTTACCTGCAAGCCGAGATCGCTCGCGGCGACCAGACCAAGAAGCTCAACGAGCAGGATGCCATGAAGCGGCGCATCGGCCTGAATCAGGTGCGCGGCGGGCTGGATCAGACTCGGATCGACCTCCCTTCGTGGGTGAGGAGCTATTTGCCTCCCGGCGAGAAGGTCAAGGCGGAGGATGCCATGAACAACATCGAAGAGTTCATGGCCATCGCCAAGGAAACCAACGTGTTCGGATCGGTTGACTGGTCGAATCCTGGCGCAGAGGCCGAGGCGCGCAAGCGCATGGAGCAAGCGATTCTTGCGGCTTCAACTCCGGCTGGCCCGTCGTTCATGCCGGGCATGATGCTTCCTGCAATACCGCGCCAGCAGTTTGAGGAAGAACTGGCCGCCAAGGAAGAGTCTCGCGCTGTTCAGAGACTCATCAACAAGCTCGCTAACGAGAAGACGATTGAGGTGCTGAAAAAGCAGCATCAGGTCAACCAGACCGCTGGAGCCAAAAGGCTCGCAGAACAACTCCAGGCCCAACGCAAGTCGCGGTAATCTGAATCAGCATGGAAGTTCCCGACACGCTCGCGTCCGACATCCAAGACCCGAAGCCCGCGCCGCAGCCTGTCGTGCAGCCGCCGCCTGCGTTGGAGGCGGTCCCCGCCATCCAGCAGCCAACAGGCGGGCAGTTGCTGGCGCAGCGGTGGATCGCTGAACGCGAGGCCGAGAAGTCGCAGCAGCTACAGAACTTCCGTACGGCGGTGTCGCAAGACCCCCAACTGTACGCGAAGAAGGTCGCCGTCTCGCAGCAGTTGGGCCTCGACCCCAACAACCCCGACCAAGACTGGAAGGTCGCGGAGCAGCTTGCCAAGCAGCGGCAGGCGGAGGCTCTGGCCTTCGACCAGAAGTACCCCCAGTTGTCGGCGCAGATGCGGCAGTACGACTTCGCCGCGCAAGCGTACGACGACCTCGAAAACCTCCAGCGGATTGAAGGCTTCTGGCAATGGGTCGGGGAGAACTACAGCCGTGGCCGCATGATGGTTGAGCGCGGCGAGATCGGCACCCGCATCGCCATGGGCTGGTCTACGCAGGCGGACCTCGACCGGCTGGAGGAGATGAAGAAGGCTCCCCGCCTGCCCGAGATGAGCGGCTTGCTGTACGGCATGGGCGGAGGCACGGCAGAGGTCGTAGGCCAGATGAGCAAGACCCTGCCGGCGTCCCTGGCGGCTGCTGGGACGGCTTCGGCGGTGGCGGCTGTCGCTCCGCCCTTGGCGATCGTTTCGGCCCCCACGGCCTTCCTGCTGACCACTGGTGCCCAAACGGCGGCTATCGAGGGCGGCAACGCCTACTTGGACTACCTCGAAAGCGGGTACGGCGAGGAGGAAGCCCGTACGGCAGCCCTCGGCGTGGGCATCATCAACGGTGCGGCGGAAACCGTGCTCGGCAAGTATGCCCTGAAGCCGTTCCAGCAGTTGGGCGGCAAGCTCGGCAGAAAGGTCATGCCCAAGGTGTTCAAGCCGCAGACGGCAACCACCAGCCTTGGGCAGGCTGCCATGGCCTACCTGAAGGGCGTCGGTGCGGAGGTCGGCACCGAGGTGTTCCAAGAGATCACCCAGATCGCTGGCGGCGAGGCTGCCAAGGCGTTCAGCCGCCCCGAACTCGACCAACTCATGGCGACGCCGCAGGGCCGCCAGCAGATCTACGACCGCATCGGTGAGATCGCCAGCAAGACGGTCCTGAGCATGATGGTCTTGGGCCTCCCCGGCCCCATGGCGAACTTCGTGACCGACATGAAGCGCGCCGAGCAGGCCAACATCGACACGCAAGTGCTGAAGGCCATGGTGCAGGGCACCAACGACAGCCGGCTGACGGAGCGGAACCCTGAACTTGCGCGGCAGTTCCAAGAGTCGGTGCAGGGGCAGGCTGTCGAGGAGGTCTTCATCAACAGCGAGACGCTGCGCTCGCGGCTGGCTGCGATTGACGAGGCGGCGACGGCGGAAGGCAAGCTCCAGAAGTCGGCGTTCGACGTTCTGCGCGACTTGCTGCCCGAGGTGTCGAACCAGTTGCAGGCGGTGCAGGGTCAGAACGACATGATCCGCATCAAGTCGGCGGACCTGACGACCAAGCTGGGGCGCAGCGAGATGCTGTCCGCGCTGATGGGCGACATCCGCATCGACCCGTACGGGATGAGCGAGAACGAGGTCAAGCAGTTCAGCGGGCAGATCCAGAAGCGCGCTGGCGAGATGCAGAAGTCGATCAGCGAGAAGGCGCAGCAGGACAAGGAGTGGCGCGACAGCGCGAACCGCGTGCGCGACATGCAGGCCCAGCAGATTCGGCAGGCTGGCCGCAGCGCGCTGGAGGCCCGCATCGGGGCTAGCCTGTACTCGGTCATCGTGCAGCGCATGGCGATGCTGGAGGGCGTGACGCCCGAGCAATGGCACGCCGCCAAGGGCATGACGACCATGGGTGCTGCCGCGCAGCCTGCGGCGGCTGTGCAGCCCCCGGCGTGGTTGAGCCAGATGGCGGCTCCCGAGCAGGCGCAGCCGACGCAGGAGGTGGCTGCTGCCGAACCGCAGGCCGCTCCCGCGCAGCCAACCGTCCAGCCCATCGACCAAGCCAAGACGCTACTGGCCGACCCCAGCGCGCAGATCACGCCGGAGCAGCGGGCGGAACTGGAGCAGTACGTTCAGCAGGCAGAGTCGCAGCCGCTGCGGAGCATCACGCCTGAGCAGGACACCGCCTACCTCGCCGCCGTCGAGGCGGGCGATCTGGAGACGGCGCAGCGGATGGTGGATGAGGCGGCGAAGCGGGCGGGGTACAAGCGAAAGCTGTGGCACGGAACTGCCGCAACTACCGACGTAGTGGAGGCTGTTTCTTCTTCTGCTGGAGATAAGGAGCAACAACTATTTCAAGAGTTACGAGATATTGGAGCAAAGTTTGGTTTTGCTGAAGATGTGGCGTACATGCTGGAGCGGCAGCTTCAGTATTTTCCAGATGATGCAAATCAGCAGGGGATTACCCAAGAAGTTGCCACCAGAGCGCGCAGCCTTGAAGAATCTTTGCAAAAACTGCGGCGTAAGACACGTTCTCGTCCTGTTAGGCAACTAGAGTTTGACGTATTCAACTTTCCAAGCGACGGAAAGGAGCTTGGTGTTCATCTCGGCAATCAAGGACAAGCCGAGATGTTTGGTGATGCATTTCCGTTTTTTGTAGACCTTCGCAAGCCGCTTAGACTTCCTGATCTTGGCACCTGGGGCTACCAGTCTGTAATGCGGGAAGCGAGGAAGGCGGGCGTCAGCATCTCGGAGAGTGAGTACGAAAGCGTCTTTAACGCATCAGACAACAATGCCGCATTGCGCGAACTATTGATAAGCAAGGGGTACGATGGAGTTGTTTACAAAAACGAGGCCGAGGGCACTGGCGACTCATTTATCGTGTTTGCGCCACGGCAGGCGAAGCTGGCCGACCCCGTAACCCGCGACGCCGCCGGCAACGTCATCCCGCTGTCGCAGCGGTTCGACCAGACGAAGGAAAGCATTCTGTACAGCCAGCAGCCAGAAGCTGGCGTCGGCGGCACCTACAGCCGCCTGATGCGAAGGACGGTGCTGAACCAAGGCCCGAATGGTGCGCGGGAAACGACTTGGTTCCACGAGTTGATGCACTTCATGTTCGACACGCACGCGGACATGATCGCTCGCGGCGTGGCGACGGAGCAGATGCGCGCCGACTTCATGGAGTTGCTGCGGTTCGCCAAGTTTGAGGGCACGCTGGAGGAGTACCTCGCGCTCCCGAGCGAGAAGCAGCGCGTGATCCACGAGACGGTGGCCTACTCGTGGGAGGCTTGGCTGCTTGAGGGCCAGTCGCCGTCGCTGTCGATGACGCGCATCTTCAGCGCGATCCGCAAGTTCTTCGTGGATGTCTGGAAGCAGTTGTCTGGCATCAACGAGGCGTACAAGCAGGAGACGGGGCAGGATCTTCCTGGCTTGACGCCTGAGGTGCGGGCGGTGTTCCGGCGCATGGTGGCGGCGGAGGACCAGATCAAGCTGGCCGAGGCCACGCGGGCGGCTGTTCCGCTGTTCTTGGACAAGGAGACTTGGACGAAGCTGGGCAACCCTGCGGAGGACTGGGACAAGTACCGCGCTGCCGAGCGTGACCGGATTGACGAGGCGGTGACGCAACTGACGCGGCGGAGCATGACGGTGCTGGGCCAGTTGCACGGCACGTTTGACGAGCGGCTTGCCAAGTTGCAGAAGGAGGCTGCCGGCGTGCGCGAGGCCATGCGCGATGAGGCGACTGCCGAGGTGCAGAAGCAGCGGGTGTACCGCCTGCGCGACTTCTTGGCGGACGGCACGGAGCGGCGCGACACGGGCGAGGTGTCGGAGCAGAAGGCGGCGGTCCACGGGCTGAACCGCGAGGCTCTGACGCAGATGCCGCTGGCTGCGAACGTCGTGATGACGGACCTGAACCAGCAGGTAGAGGCCGCCCGCATTCTGCATGAGATGTGGCTGGGGCAAGAGATCCGTCCGCTGATGCGGATGCCCGAGGTAAGGGCGTCTGGCTCTGGCAACGTCAAGCAGACGCAGAATCGGATCACCAACGCCGAGACGAAACTTGCCAAGCTGGCTGCTAACGCTCCCGAGCGAGTCGAACTTGAAGCCAAGCTGAAGACGCTTCGTGACGAGCTAGCCAAGCGCAGCATGGTGGCCGAAGAACGGGCTGCGTTGGAAGCTCAGAAGGATGTCATCCGCGCCGAGAACGACGAGATCCGAAAGGCCAACGCCGAGATCGACGCCAAGCAGCGGGAAACCAAGGAAGCCTTGGACGCAGCCATCGCTGCTCAGAAGGTGGGCTTGCGGAAGGTCGAGGCCGAGGAGCTTCGCCGCGCCAAGAAGCACAAGCTGGCGCAGTACCTGACGGAAGACGGTCTGGACCCTGCTCAGGTGGCCGAGCAGTTCGGCTACGCCGACACGGCGGAGATGCTTCAGGATCTGCTGAAGTCTCCCGAGATGTCCGAGGCTGTTGAGAACGAACTCGACCGCCGCATGTTGCGTGACTACGAAGACCTGTCCAGCCCCGAGGCGTTGGAGGAGGCGGTCACGGCGTCGCTGCACAACGAGGCCAACACGCGCTGGCTGACGATGGAGTTGAACGCGCTCCAGCGTGCCCAGCGCATGGGAGACAACCGTCCTGAGGCGATGGAGGAGCAGTCGCAGAAGGAGCAACTGCTTGCCGACATGCGCGCCGACTTGGACGCCTTGAACAACCGCTTGGCGCAGGAGAAGGAGGCGAACGATCTGGCTGCGGTGGCCGCTACCGAGGCCGAACGGGAGTCGCTGCGCGAAGCCATCGAGCAAGTGAAGAAGGACGCCGACGGTGCCTTGTCCATGCGGATCATGCGGGCGTCGGCGCGCATGGCGGCGGAGCAGGCGTTGTCTGGCAAGAAGATCAGCGAGATCCGCCCCGACCTGTTCGCCGCTGCCGAGCGGCGCAGCAGCCGAGACGCCTTGGCGCGGCTCACGGAGAACGATCTGCCTGGGGCGATCCAGGCCAAGCGCGATCAGTTGCTGCAAAACCAGATGGCTCAGGAGGCGCAGAAGATCCGCGCCTACGTCCAGCGCACGACCAAGTGGTTCAACGCCTTCTTCCGCAAGAAGGATACCTCGCTGGCGCGCAACCGCAGTCTGGAGCACATCTACGCCATCCGTGCCATCTTGCTGGCCTACGGGTTCGGCGGCTCGACGGCTCGCCAAGCGGCGAAGGCGCAGCAGGCTGCCGAGTTCATGACGCAGCTTCAGAAGTACGAGCCTGCGCGCTACGCCGAGATCAATGCGCTGATCGAGAAGGCGAAGGTCCGCAAGATGTCGTTCCGCGACCTGACCGTGGACGAGTTCAAGGTGCTCGACGGCACGCTGCGGACCCTGTGGGAGGAGGCCAAGCAGGAGAAGACGATCTTGGCCGAGGGCAAGCGAGTCGCCGTCGAGGAAATCGAGAAGCAGGTTGCGGATCGGGCTGCGGAGATCGCGCCCAAGGGTCCGCGTCCTGGGCAGAAGGAGGCGTTGACGCCTATCCAGACCGCCATCAGGACGTTCCAAGGCATCCTGAGTTCGATGCGTCGAGCGCAGTCGGTGTTCGATGAGTTCGACGGCAAGTTGCCTGGGGTGTTCACCAAGTACTTCTGGCGTCCGATCCAAGAGGCGGTGTTGCAGTACCGCGCCGCCCGCGACAAGTACCACGCGCAGTTCGTGGCGATCTTGCAGAAGGTCGCGCCGTACATGAACAACCGGATCGAGGACTCGTGGGCGATCACGGAGAAGCACATCGGCTACAAGTTCAAGACGATGCAGGAACTTGTTGCGGCTCTGACCCACATCGGCAACCTGTCCAACAAGTCGAAGCTGACCGTTGGTGGTCGCGGCAAGGGCTTTGAGTGGGCGGTCTACGACGAGAAGACTGGCATCGTGAACACCAGCAAGTTCGACGCGATGATCGCGGAGCTTGCGGAATCGGGCATCCTGCGCGAAGAGCACTTCGACGCCGCGCAGGAGATCTGGAACCTGAACGAGGAGATGAAGCCTGGGATTCAGCGGGTGTACCGCATGAAGTACGGGCAGTTCATGGACGAGGTGAAGGCGACGCCGTTCACGATCACCTTCCAAGACGGCAAGACCAAGACCTACGCGGGCGGGTACGTCCCTGCGAAGGTGGACCGCGAGATTGTCTACGACCTGAACAACCCTAGCTCGATGGCGGAGGTTGAGCAGCAGTTCCGCGACGCGGTGCCTGTGACGGGTTGGGGCTTCACGATCGCCCGCATGAACCGCTACATGAAGCCTCTGGATCTGGACCTGTCGAGGCAGTTCCAGCACATCGAGTTCGTGCAGCGGTTCGTCAACGTACAGCCGGCCCTGTGGGGCGTGACTCGGCTGCTGCGGTCGGATGTCATCTCGGGGGCCTTCAACAGCATCGATCCCACGGTGATCCCGAACACGATCATGCCGTGGCTGGAGAAGGTGGCGTCGCAGCGCACGGGAACGCCAAGCGGCAGCCCGTGGTTCGACTCTGCGTTGCGAACGGTACGCAACCGTGCCGGCATGGCGATCATGTTCGGCAACCTGTCCAACACCGTGCAGCAGATAACTGGCTTCTCGCTGGCTCTGCTGAAGGTCAAGCCGTCGTACCTGTTCGGCGCGCTGCGGCGCATCGTGCTTACGAGCGGGGCCGAGCGCAGGGCGGCGTACGAGTTCATCTCCACCAAGTCGCTGTTGATGAACCAGCGGTTCCGCACCCAGATCTTCCAGCTTCAGGAGGACATGAACGAGGTGCTGCTCAACCCGTCGAAGTTCGACAAGGCGAAGTCGTACGCCAAGAAGCACGCCTATTTCATGCAGCAGACCGTCCAGAACGTCATGGACGCCGTGGTCTGGTCTGGTGCGTACGAGCAGGCGTTGGCTGCCGGCGTCGCGGAGACGGAGGCTATCGCTCGGGCAGACGCTGCGGTCACGATGACGCAGGGCGGCACGCAGCCCGAGTTGGTCGCTCGCGTGGAGGGCGGCACGGAGTTCGTGCGGACGTTCACGCAGTTCACCAACTACTTCAACATGATGTTCAACCTGAACTACGGCGAGTTCGCCAAGCTCGTGCGCGAGTCAGGTTGGCGCAGCAACAAGGGCCAACTGTTCTCCACTTGGGTCATGGGCATGGCGGCCCCGACGATCGTGGCGGCGGCGATTGCCAACGCCTTCAGCGGCAAGCTGGACGACGAGGACGATGACGGCTACGCGGGCGACCTTGCGTGGTTCGGCATCGACGCTCTGATGCGCGGCACCCTGAGCATGATCCCTGGTGGAAGCGCGATCGGCGCGCTGACAATCAACCGACTGGACGATGTGACCTACAACGACCAGATGCTCAACACGCCGGTCGCTGGCGCGCTGACGCGGGCGTTCGGCGGCACCTTCGCGTTGATCGAGGCGGCGGCTTCGCCGGACAAGGATGTGACCGGGCGCAAGATCCGCGACGCCTTGACCATGCTGGACCTCTTGGCTGGCCTGCCGGTGTCGGGCATCGCCAGCAAGGCGGGGTACGCCATCGAGTCCGCCACTGGCGTACAGGAGAACTACAACTTCCTCGACGCCCTGCGCGGCTCGCTCACCGGGACGGCGGCCCCAGGAAATCGCCAGAAGTAGGCTTGCAACTTTCGGCAAGCCTGCTACAAGGGTTCGGCGGCCACACGGAAGTCGTTGGACGAACGCATGGTACGACGCTTCAGTTCAGAGCGAGTGATGAGGGTCGATCGTGTGGCCGCGTTTCGCACACCACCGGGGCGGCCTTGCCGTCCAACTCTCCCTACTCCCACCCAAGAGCCGCAGTCTGCATCAACTGCGGTTCCGGTAGGGCCGCCCCGGACTTTTCTTTCGATGCGCGAACGTCTCACCGAAGAGGAACTGATCGTTGGATACTTCCGAGGGTAGGCCCGAGTTGGTGATCGTGGCGTTTGTCGCCAGCGTCCTGTTCTGGGTTCTGGTGTTGCTTGTTCTGGTCTTCTAGTTTCATGGAGTGGTTATGACTCTGTTTCAGATCAGGGACCGCGAAGCCAAGAAGGGCGAGGTCCACTACCAAGGGCGTCCATGCCGCCGCTGCGGCGAGACGCTTCGCTACATCTGCTCGTCCAACTGCGTCGCGTGCGCGGTGTCCCGCAGCCAGCGGCGGCACGAGACGATCCGCAAGTTGATGAAGAGGGCGAAGCCGTGAAGCGTCACTTTGTCAAGCTGGACTCGGCCATGCTGGAGTCGAGCCTGTGGCCCCACATGGAGGCGCGGGCGTTGTTCATCACGGCCCTGCTGATGGCGGAGCCGTACGAGTTGAAGGCCCCGATGGAGTCCTTGGAGATCGGTTCGGTCAACGGCACGGGATGGCTCGTCCCTGCCGGCTGGTACGGCATGGTGTTCGCCTCGGCTCCTGGGCTGGTGATGCGGTCTGGCCTGAGCGTGGAGGATGGCACGGCTGCCTTGCGGCTGCTGACGGGGCCGGACGCGGACAGCCGGACGCCTGCCTACGACGGTCGCCGGCTGGCCCGAGTGTCCGGTGGCTTCGTAGTTCTGAACTACATGGTCTACCGCGAGCGGGACTACGGGGCGGCTGAGAGGCAACGGCGATACCGTGCTCGTGTACGCCCAGGCGAAACTGTCACGCCGAACATGCGTAACGAAGAGCCTGTTGAGTGTAACGTTACGCCGAACGTTACGCATGTAGAGGTAGAAGCAGAAGTAGAGGTAGAAGCAGAGCAACCTCCGAAGAGAAAGAGACGCGCTAGCGTGCTGGCGAAGCGGCCCGAGGACGTGGACGAGAAGGTCTGGGCCGACTTCGACGCCCTGCGCCAAGCGCGGCGGGCACCGCTGACCGAGACGGTGGTCACCGGGATCAGGAAGCACGCTCAGGCGGCCAGCCTGACGCTCCAGGAGGCCCTACAGGAGTGCGTCTGTAGGGGATGGCAGTCTTTCAGGGCCGACTGGTGGGCACGCGAGCAGCGGCCTTCCAGCGGCCCCAGGAACCCAGGGCCGCTTTTCCAGAAGGGGATGTACGGTGATGAGCAAGTTCAGCGCATCTAGGGGTGCCAAGCGGAAGATCGAGTGCCCTCAACACGGGGCGTACGACTCCGAGCAGATCGGAGTTTTCAACGAGGTCTGGAGCAGATGCCCGACCTGCGAACAAGTGCTTGCCAAGGCCAGCCAGGAGGCGAAGCAGCTACGGCTTGAGCAGGAGGCAGCCGCCGCATGGTCGGCCAAGCAGGATGCTGCCGGCGTTCCGCTGCGGTTCCGCGACCGGACGCTGGAGTCCTACAGCGCGCAGACCGACGCGCAGAAGTCGGCCCTGAAGTGGGCCTCGGACTACGCCATGCAGTTCGATGAGGTGCTGGCATCTGGGCGAGGCATGCTGTTCTTGGGACGCCCAGGCACCGGCAAGACCCACCTCGCATGCGCCATCGCCAACCATCTGCTGCTCAAGGGCGTGGATGTCTACTACGCCACGGTGCAGCGTGCGCTGCGGCGCGTGAAGGACACCTGGAACCGCGAAGCCGAAGAGACGGAGAACGCCGCCGTCGCTGCGATGACGCGGCCTGCGCTGCTGATCCTTGACGAGATCGGCGTGCAGTTCGGCAGCGAGACGGAACGCAACCTGCTGTTCGACATCCTGAACGAGCGTTACGAGCGGTGCAAGCCGACGCTGCTGCTGTCCAACTTGGCGAAGCAGGACGTTGCGAAGTACCTCGGCGAGCGCGTGATGGATCGCATGCGCGAGGACGGCGGGCGGGTGGTGACGTTCGACTGGGATTCTCATCGCTCACGGTAAAAGTGCTTGATCTTGCCGCATCAGGCTGCTAGGTTGCTCTGACCATGACCGACATCGACAACATCGAGGCCAGTGAACGAATCCTGGCGCACTTGCACGAGGGCCGCCTCAGCCAAAGAATGTGGCACCGAAAGCAGGACGGGCGCGAACTCGCATGCGTCTTGGGCGCGATCTCGCCCAAGATCAGTGCCTCAACAGATTGCCCGGCCAGCGTGATGCCCCATTGGTTGTCGCGGCTCGTCGTCCCCATGTTCGACTACCAGACCGAGGACGCCGCGATGACGTGGGCGGGCCGCTTTGGCCAGCAGATGGCGCAGTGGCACCGCTTGGACAGTGCCGCGTGGGATCGCGTGCGTGCGGCGTTCTGCCGGGAGTGCGTCGCGGACGCGAAGCAGAGTGCCGCCGCCTCCTCCGCCGCCGCCGCCGCCTGGGCCGCCGCCGTCTATTGGGCCGCCCGCACCGCCGACTACGCCGCCACCGACTACGCCGACGCCGCCGCAGCCGCCGCAGCCGCCGCCGCCGCCGACGCCGCCGACGCCGCCGACGCCGAAACCGCCGCCAACGCCGCCTACCAAGCCTGCTGGGTCCGCCTCGCCACCGCGCTGTGCGACGCCATCGACGCCGAACTCGCCGCGCTCGCGGCGAAGGAGGAGAAGTGAAGAAGCAGACCTTGAACCTGTGGGCCGTCGTCAATCCAGAGACGGGCGAGACGTACATGGATTCGTGCGGACGACCTGTCGTCTGTGCTAAGGAGGAGTTCGCCAAAGGCTATGCGTTATTCCCCATGTGGAATGTAGAGCGCGTCACCGTCACGATCGAGCCGATCGACGCGCTCGCGGCGAAGGAGGACGAGAAGTGAGCAATATCGACAACGAGACGTTGCTGCTCGCTATCCGCTTCGGCCACTGTTCTGCCGTCCACGCCGCGACGTTGCGTGAAGCGGGTGGGGCGTGGGCAGTCGAGGCCGTGCGGGAAAACGAGGCGTTGCGCGCCGAGATCAAGCGGCTGCGCGCCATCGAGGCGGCGGCGAGGGACGCCATGCGGCAAATCGACCGCGCACTGTGGGACACCGGCTTTCTGCACGATCTGCGGAACAACGCAAGAATCTGCGACCTGCGCGCCGCGCTCGCGGCGAAGGAGACCTGATCATGATCGACATCGACATCGACAAGCTGGAAGAGTTGCGAGAAGAGGCCGACCGCCGCTTCATCGAGCTTCACGAGGCGTACAAAAGCGAACTTTTTCTTTCCGCCCCCGCGCTGATCGCCGAGGTGCGTCGTCTGCGCGCCATCGAGGCGGCGGCGAGGGACATCGCGCAGGTCACGGAGGAGCGCGATGATCCTTGGGTATGTGTGCCGATTACGGCGCGTCAGTGGGACGCACTCAAGGCCGCGCTCGCGGCGAAGGAGAACGAGAAGTGAGCATCGACGACGCCAAGCTGTACGAGGCCATGCTGGGCAAGCATCCAGAGTTTGCGCGCATCGGCGAAGCAACTTCAAAGACGCTCTACGAACTGTGCAAGCTCGCCGACACCGAGGCAGCCTATGCGCTCGGCGAGCAGGCGCGGACGTTGATGCTGTCGTGGGTCGGGATCGCAGTCGTTGCGGCCTTTGAAGCGGGCAAGGTTTCCTGCGAACTGGCCGCGCTCGCGGCGAAGGAGACGCCGTGACTACGCGCACAAAGGCGATCTCTGCGCTTGAGGAACTCGCCGTCATGTTTTCGTGGATTAGGTGCGAGCACTTGCACCACAAGATTGGTGACCGGCACGACAGCAACGACTCGTGTCCTGCTCTTGGAAGGTTCAGGCATTCCTTGGTGGTGCTAGGTGATTACATCTCCCAGTCCACGATTGTCGTGGAGCAGGAGCAGGCGAAACCGAAGCGCAAGAAGCCCAAGCGGGCGAGGGGGGAGAAGTGAAGAAGCAGACGTTCAAGGCGTGGGGCCTGTTCTCAAAGCGCGGCAACTTGCAGTCAACGGAAACAGAACCGCTCTTGTTCCTGACGCGACGCAGCGCAAAGGAATGGCTTCCCGATAGCCGGTGGCTCCCATTGGAGGACGCGGAGGTGATTCAGCGCGTCACCGTCACCGTCGAGCCGATCAAGCCCAAGAGGGCGAGGGGGAAGAAGTGAGAAATCCAATCTGGCCGATGTGGCCGTGCGTATGCTGTGATGCGGCGGCGACGCACCGAGACGAAGCCGGCAACGCTCGGTGCGAGGAGCACCGTTTGTCCGAAGACATCGAAACGATGGACGCCGAACGATTGCGGCAACTGGTCCGCAATTTGCAAGCCGATCTTCAAATCGCCGCGACCCCGAGTAATCGGGAGCACAGTCTGCAAACCAAGCTCGACGCTCTGCGTGAAGAGCACCGCCGCTTGCGCGCAGCCCACTACAAGTTGCTGGACAAGAACTCGTACCCGAACGAAGAGTGCAAGAACTGTCTGTGCAACATGCGAAGCGGCTGCGAACTGCAACAAGAATGGAACCGCAAAAAGGCAGGATTATGAGCACCGCAGACGACAGTCTTGTGCAGGCCCTGTTCCGCGCCCTGCACGCAGCCGAGCGCAGCAACATCGGTCGCATCGACATCGAGGCCGCGACCAAGGACGGCGTGGCGGGGCTGACGATCATGGCCATGCCGACGCAGTTGGCGGACTACGTTGGCCAGCAGTTGGCATCCTTCACCGTGATCGACATCGGGAGGCAGAGGCCGTGAGCGGAGCAGGATTTCGGGGCAAGACGCATTGCCAGCGCGGGCACGATCTGACGGTGCCCAACGCCATCGGCTTCGACAGCAACTCATCCAAGAGATTCTGCCGGCTGTGCCGCAACATGCGGAAGCTGGCGTCGCTCAAGCGAGCAGCAGCCAAGGAGCGCAAGTGCCAGGGTTGCGGCAACGTGGTCACGCACGGCAAGAAGTGGCGGTTCTGTTCGACGGAGTGCGAAGCCAAGATCCGCCGCCGCAACGAGGAGGAGCTAGCGTCTAACGCTGGTCACGTTGACGCTGTGTTGAGCCTGTACGACCAGCTTCACCGCGCTGCAACGTGGTGGGAGCGCGACGACATCAAGAAGCAGATCGCAGAACTGAAAGGCAAGCCATGATCTACGGTTACGACATGCGGGAGACGCCCAATCGGGCCGCTTTGTACGCCACGGTGTGGGTCGAAGTGAGAGGTCGGAGAGTGTTCCTGCACGCGACGCAGTACCGCAAGGCTCTTGCTCAGGTGCGGATCGACGCGCAGGAGTGCCTTGCCGCGATCCAGCGGGCATGTAAGTGAGCTACCACTTCTTCGCGGAAGGCGAGCCGAAAGGCCAGCCTCGCGTCAAGGCAACTCGTCGCGGCAAGTTCGTTAGGATCTACACGCCGAGCGTTGCTGATGCCTGGAAGGCGGCAGTCGCCTCGGCGTCGCTGACCGCCAAGCCATCGGCCTTGCTGACGGGTCCGCTACTGGTGCGGCTGGTGTTCTGGATGCCTCGCCCTCGTGCGTTGCAGGCTCGCAAGTACGCAGGCGAGAAGGCCCGCCCGCACACCAGCAAGCCGGACATCGACAACTTGGCGAAGGCGGTCCTCGACGCCTTGCACGAGTGGTGGGAGGACGACGATCAGGTGACCGTTCTCATGGCGTCGAAGTGGTATGCCCCCGTGGGCCGCCCGACCGGCGTCGATGTCCACATCCAAGAGCTACAAGCCTAGCCTCCTGCTGCGATCGCCTTCTGGACGGCAGCAGGAGTCACTTCTAGGTAGTGCGCGATTGCCAGCAGGGTAGCCCGATGCGGCTTCACCTTGCCAAGCCGAAGGTTGTAGAGCGTGCGCGTCGAGACGCCGAGTTCCTCGGCCACTTCGTCCCAGGTGCCATCGACGCGCTCAAGCAGTTGTTCCAGCGTAGGTTGCTTCATGCCTGCGTAGAGTAGCAAGATTTCTTTCGGTTTCCACTTGCTGCCGAAGGCCCTCCTGCGTATTCATGCAAGGGCATGAGCGAGATGCAAAACAACGAGCTTTCGACCGCTCTCTTGGTCGATCTTCCGCAGACCAATGGCGACTTGTGCGAGTTGCTGCTGAAGCTGTGGCCGAGCCTGTGCGCGCTGCGGCAGGTTCTGGGCCTACGCGGCAACTTGAACGCGGATGATGCGTTTTTTGCGGGCCAGATCCTGCATTCCCACATTGGCCTCATGGATGCCATCCAGAGGTATGCGGAGGTCCACGGCCATGGCTACCAGTCCATCTTCGCCCACGAGAAGTGGAAGAAGAATGGATGACCTCTCGTGGGTCGCTGACCTCATCACCAAGGACGACAAGGAGAACCAAGATGCGTGAAAGCACACCCGTCACCGACGAACAGGCGTGGCTCAAGGCGCGAGCGCACGATGTGACCTCGACCGAGGTCGCCGCCCTGTTCGACGCTTCCCCGTACACCACCGTCTACGAGCTTTGGCACCGCAAGAAGGCGGGCGAGGTCGCAACCAAGACCGACAACGAGCGCATGAAGTGGGGCCGTCGCTTGGAGTCGGCCATCGCCCTCGGCGTCGCAGAGGACCAAGGCTGGAAGGCCAGCCCGCGCAAAGTCTACGAGAGGCTGCCAGGGCTTCGCCTAGGCGCGTCGTTCGACTTCCAAGCGGAGCGCGATGGTCAGCTTGGCCTCATCGAGGTCAAGAACGTGGACAAGCACATCTTCCTCGACCAGTGGCACGGCGAGGGCGAGTCGCTTATCGCCCCGATGTGTGTTGAGTTGCAGCTTCAGGCGCAGCTCCTCGTCTCTGGCCTCACCTGGGGCTGCATCGTCGTGCTTGCCGGCGGCAACAGCGCGCACATCCTGCACCGCGAGGCCGACAAGCAAGTCCATGACGCGATCCAAAGCCAAGTGGCCGGCTTCTGGCGCAGCATCGAAGATGACGCTCCGCCGAAGCCAGACTTTGAGCGCGACGCCGACGAAGTGCGCCGCCTTCTGATGAACGTCGATGACGGCAAGGTGCTCGACGCCGACGAGAAGCTGGAAGCCAAGATCGCCACGCTGCTGCACGCGCAAGAGCAGGCGGCGCATTGGGAGTCGCAAGTCGAGGCCGGCAAGGCCGCGATCCTGTACGACGCCGGCACCGCCAGCAAGATCCGCTCCCGCTTCGCCACCATCTCCTGCGGCGTCGTCGCCGGCAGCGCAGGCAAGATCATCACGCCCGAGATGGTCGGGCAGACGATCAACGCTCGCTCGGGCTACCGAGCCTTCCGCCTCACCAAGAAGAAGTGACCATGACCGAAAGCAACGTTCCCGCGCCGGCACAGACCCGCGCTATCACGCCCATCGAGGGCTTCCGTCAGACCCTTCAAACCATGGAGCGCGAGTTCGCCGTCGCGCTGCCGCCGCAGATTCCGGTGGGCAAGTTCGTTCGCACGGTCATCACGACCGTCCAGATGAACCCCCAGCTTCTGGAGTGCGACCGGCGCAGCCTGTTCGCCACCGCCATGAAGGCGGCCCAGGACGGGTTGCTGCTCGACGGGCGCGAGGCTGCCCCGGTCGTTTTCCGCACCAAGAACGGCCCCCAGGTGCAGTATATGCCCATGATCGGCGGGCTTCTCAAGAAGCTCCGCAACTCGGGCGAACTGAAGTCGATCTCGGCGCACACCGTCCACGAGCACGACACCTTCGACTACGAACTCGGGGACGAGGAGCGCATCGTCCACAAGCCGCGCCTCGACGGCGACCGTGGTCGCGTGATCGCCGCCTACGCCGTGGCGAAGACGAAGGACGGCGGCATCTACCGCGAGGTGATGAGCCTGGACGAGATCGAGAAGGTCCGCAACGTCAGCCGCGCCAAGGATGCCGGCCCGTGGGCGTCGTGGTACGAGGAGATGGCCAAGAAGACCGTCCTGCGCCGCCTGATGAAGCGGTTGCCTTCCTCGGCGGACCTGGACGCCGTGGTCGAGGCGGACAACGAGACCTACGACCTCAAGCAGGCCAAGCCGGTCGATCAGGCTCCGCCGGTCAGCCCGATGGCGGCCCTGAAGGCCAAGATCGGCATCGGCATCGAAGAGGCGACGCCGCCCTCGGCTCCCCCGATGGAAGACCACCCCAACGCCCCGCGCCCCGAGGACTTCCTCGACGCTCAGTGATTGACACGCTCGCGGTGTCGGCGCACACTTGCCGGCACCGTGAGCACGACTGACGATTGCTGTGAATCCTGCGGGCGCAGAATGGGCGGCATGGGCTTGACCGCCCGCCGCTGGAACGGCGATCGCCTACAGGTGTGCTCCGGCTGCTTTACGCAGGGAGGTCACCATGGCGATTGTGCGGATCAAGGTCAGCCGCTTGGGCAACAAGTGCGGCCAGCATCACCACCGAGCTAAGATCACCGACTCGCTGGTGCAGAAGCTCCGCGACCTCAACGAGAACTGGGGGCTGGGTTGGCGCAAGCTGGCGGCGCAGTTTGAGCTAAACCCCAACACCGTCAAGTCGATCCTGTCCATGGCGCGGCGCAATACGCTCGCCGTCGAGTGGCGATGGGTCGATACCGACAACCCCTACCCGAACAAGGGCAAGAAGCGCAGAGGCAAGCCCAAGCCGCCCGTCATCCACCGGCCCGACTTGGCCGAAAGAATCGCCGCACTCCCCTAAGCTGCACACGTTCGACGGCTGAACAGGTGCCGCACTCCCCGTGCCGGCAAAGCCGGCGCGGCTGATCGGGTTTCGAGGGCCGCCGGTCGAACCTGGAGCGGGCGAGCCTGGGCGTTCTGCCGCGCCAACGGATGGCGAACGAACACAAGGCGAACGAACGGAACCCGAACGAACGGAAGGCTAACAAATAAAACCCTAACGCCGTTTGTTACAAACCCGGTACAGGATCGGGAATTATTCCCGTTGCAATCTACGGGTTCCGTGTTATAATGGGGGCATCTGACCGGGGATGCGCCCTGGACAGTTTCTTTCACAAGGGAGTTACGATGCAACGCAAGAAAAAGGCCACGGCCCGACCGTGGGCCGGTTTGGTGTTCGTCGGCGCGGCTACGGTATGGGCTTACGGGGCGACTCGGGAAGCCGCCGCCGCCGCCGCCGCAAAAGAGTCGGCCCGGACTTTCGTGCGGGGCCGCGCCCGCCGCGTCACCGTCGCCTGGAATGTCAACCTTTACGAACTGGGCGAATGGCGGGACTGGAACCGCGACGCGTGGGACGGCGCGGTGACGGTGACGCGTGCCGACGGTAGCGAGTTCGTCGCGCCACTCGATTCGGTCGCCGTGGTCAACGCCTGAAAAAAAACGCCCCCGGGGTTGACAACCCGGGGGCGACTTCCTATCGTCACGCTCGCCGCCCGCTAGCCGCGCGGCCCCGCCCCGTAGGGGGGCGGCAGGAATCCCGATCCGATGCACCATCCAGACACTACGGGCGCACCCGCGCCGTTCCAAGATTCCCCCGGATTGCACGCGCGCGAAGCGTTCGCCGCGTACCTTGCGGCCCACCTCGACCGCCTAGCCGTACATGCCGGCGGAACCTACGCGGACGCGCACCGCGTGGCGTACGCCGTGGCGACGCAATCCGGCTACCTCGCCGCGTACGAACTCGACCGCGCCTACGGCGGTCCGGAGGAAGGCGGCTGGTACTACGACACGGGTACGCTTGCCGGATACCTGCCCGCCGATAGGTACGTCGCGCGGGTCGCGCTGGCGGATGCGCCGGAAGGCGTTCCCGAGCTTGCCGCCGCGATGGCGAACGGCTACGGGCGGACGCCGGGGGGTGACGCCGACGGCTTTGTCGAGTTCGCGCCCTTGGAGTTTCGCCTATGGCGGCACGGGCCGGACGGCATCGCGCTTGTGGAAGACAGCTTGCCGCTTCGCGCCGCCTTGGTCGCGGCAATCGAGGCGCAGCACGGTGAAGGCGCGTTCGATCGCGACGCCAGCAGCGTACGTTATCGGGGCGGCGCGTTCGCCGTCGAATGGCGCGACGCCACGCCGGAGGCTTTCTACCCGGCGGGGAGGCCGTGCTACGAATGAAAGCCTACGCCTACAACCTAGCGCACTTGGCGCGCATCCTCCGCGACGCCCGGCTTGCCGCTGGCCTTTCGCAAGGCGAGGTCGCCGACGCCGCCGGCCTTTCGCGGCAAGCCGTTAGCCGCATCGAAACGGCGACCGACTGCCCGCTTGTTTCGTCCGTCGCCGCGATCGTTGCCGCCACGGGGGCCGATCCCGTAGCCGTGCTCCGGCAGGGGAGCGCGTCGTGACGCCTTCCCCGACCGGCTACGAAGTGTGGCGCGGTCCGTCAGCGATCGACGGCGCGCCGATCGTTGTGATCGTGACGGTCCGCAGTAACAACCGGAAGACGGGTCCGATGGCGCAGTCGTGGATCCTGCGCCAAGACATCGACCCCGTCGCGGCAGTCCGGTCCGGCGACGATGCGGCGATATGCGGCGCATGCGTCCACCGGGGCGACCGGGCGACCGGGCGCGGGCGCGGGCGCAGCTGCTACGTCAACGTCGGGCAGGCCCCGCTTGCCGTCTACCGTGCGTGGCGTCGGGGCCGCTATCCGGCGGCCCCGCTGGCCGAGGTCCTGCGCCGCCACCCGCTCCCCCTGCGGATCGGCGCATATGGTGACCCTGGAGCCGTCCCCGCCGTGGTGTGGTCCGCCGCGGCGAGCGTGCCGCGCACAGGCTACACGCACCAGTGGCGCATGCGGCCCGACCTGCGGAACCTCGCGATGGCGAGTTGCGATTCCGTGGCAGAAGCGGCAGAAGCGGAGGCGCTAGGTTGGCGCGTTTTTCTTGTGGTGCCGACGGATGACGCGATGCCGTTCACCCTTCCGGGCGAGGAAACGCGCCGCGTGGTCCCCTGCCCTGCGGTCACGCATGGGGCGACCTGCGCCGCGTGCCGGATATGTGACGGCGCGTCGCCGCGCAAGCCGCACGTCGCGATCGCGGCGCACGGTAGCGGTGCAGTACACGTCGCCCCCTTGACGCCGCGCAACCCGTAGGCTACGATCCCCCCCGCCCCGCCGGATGCGCCCACGGCGGGGGCGGTTTCACCTAGGGCGCAGGAGTAGGTAGACCGATGCAAGAACAAGAACCGACGACCCGTCACGCCTTGCTTGGCGTTTCCCCCGTCCCCTGCGCCGCATCCACCATCCTCGGCGGGCGGTGCGAGCACGATGCCGTCGCCGTTGTCCACATGTACGGAGAGGTCCGCTACGGCCCCGGCGGGACCGTCGCCGTGCCGGCATGCGCCGCATGCGCCGAGTCGCTCGCGCTGATACCGGCCACCGATCGCCAGTTCGTCGTCCGCGTGGACGACGCGCCGACGGGTGATGCGATGCTCGATGCCGGCATCGTGTACGCGGCCCTGCGCTTCGCGCGGGGGGACGCATGACCTCCCCCCGCATCGGCCACCGCTGGCGCACCGTCGCCATCGTCGGCTACACCGGGGCCGTGTCCCGCGATCAGGACCGCCGGGCGCATGGTGGGGTTTGCTTGCTTCAGCTACGGCGGCAACGCGGCGGCGGCATCCTCGCCCGTCGGGTGAACTCCAACGGACGGCACGCAGAGGTCGGCACGCCGTGGACGCCGGACGCCGATACCGTGGCTCACTGGGGCCGCATCGGGGGCGCGCAGTGAAGCCGCCGCAGGGCTGGCGCGTCTTCCACGCCCGCCGGGCCGCCCTTCCCGCCCGCCACGGCGTCGCGGCGGGTTACGACGGCGACTGGCACTTCGCGCCCGATGATGCGCCTATCGGCCTTGTGTGGTCGGATGGCCACCGGACCCGCCGCGACGCCATCGCCGCAGCGTGGCGCGAGGTCTCGCAAGCCGCTTGGGAAGCCGCCCCGGATGTCGAAGGGGGTGCACCGTGAATGAGAGGGAATACGATCGCATGATGCAAGATTTCGAAGCCGGCGAACGTATCGCCGGCAACCTTGCCGAGATCCTCTCCTACTGGGGAGAGGAGAACATCCAGCGGCTCGGTCGTCGCGTGTACAAGGCCACAGCGGCTGGCGTCCACCTTTCTGTGCGCCTGCACGACGGGTCGTGGCGGCACAGCGGCAACCTTGAAGGGGTCGGGAACGGCAACGTGCGATCCCTCAAGGTTGGTTCGATCGTCGAAGGTAGCGATGCTGCGGTGACCGGCGAGGAGATCGACCTGCTCCGAGAGGATGCAGTCGAGGCGTTTGCCCGCGAGGTCGATCGCGTCGACGCGCAGGCATGCGAGCTGTGGAATCTTGAACACGGCGACGAATAGCGGCCCGCCCCGCCCCGCCCGTAGTGTGGGGCGCATCGTCGCGCCAGAAACTGCACTATATCGCCGGCCATGCCCGGCGAAGTGCAACATAGTGCATGGTCTCCCGATCTTGCGGCGGCGGTGGTCGCGCTTGTGAGCGAAGGTAAGTCGCTGGCGGAGATAGCTTTAAGGCCGGGGATGCCGACGGAAGGGGTGGTGAAGGGGCGGAGGAAGGCCGACCCCGCGTTCGCCGCCGCCCTGGCCGATGCGCGCCGCGATGCCGCCGACCGGCTGGCGAGCGAGTGCCTGCGGATCGCCGACGCCAGGGACACCGACGACCCCGACGACGTGGCGCATCGACGCCTGCGCATCGAGACTCGCCAACGGCTGGCCCGAGCGTGGCATCCGTCCACCTACGGCGACCAAACGCGCACCACGCTAGCCGGCGATCCAGCTGCGCCGGTCGTGCTCTCCGACGCCGATAGGGCCGCTCGCATCGCCGCCATCTTGGCCAGCGCAGGCGAGCAAGGCGCGCCCGCGTTGCCGTCACCCGACGCCTAGGGCGATCGACGGCAGGGCCGACGCCAGGACGCCAGGACGCAGCACGCCAGGGGGCGAGGGGCCGACGCCAGGGCGCATGCCGCGCCGACGCCAGGGCAGGCGCAACGCCCGACCGCGCACGCGAGGGGGGTGGGGTGGGGGTACCCCCCTTTTTGCGGTCGCTCGCGGGTTGTTATCCCCCCCCTTCCCAAGGGCAAACCAACTCAATCTTCTCGGCAAGACTGCCGTGCATCTTGGTACTGCTGTTGTTCTGCTCCCTGGTACCACCTTATGTAGCAAGCAACCGTTGGTGTACCCCAATCTGTTGTGGTTTGGGTGCTTGTACAAGTGCAGGCCGTGTTGTTGGTCTGCTTGTTCTCTCCTACACCGTTACGGTTGACTGCATCTGTTACGGCGAACACGCGTAACGTTTGGCGTTTTGTTACGTAACGCGGCGTGACGCTGTGGGCGTGTACGGAGTCCTTGCAACCGACGGTTGCTGCGTTTTCCCGGATGCGGTGCTTCGCACCTGACGCTGCGCTTCGCTCCGCTCTCTCTGTAGAAGGGAGAGGGGGTCAGTATCGCTGTTGTGCGATCTGAGGAGCAGCAGAGCAGAGTTGCGAGGTTTGCTTCTGCTCTTCAAGCGGCGTGCGTACTGGGGCCGTTGAGGTAGAAGTCTGTACCATGCCGGGAGACTTTTTTCAACGCCGAAGTCGGCCTGCGTAGGAGAGATTCCTTGGAAATCCGCGTTCCCCTGGTGTTTTTGGGGTGTGGCGGCTCTCAGAATCTTGCCGATTGGCGTTACGCGTAACGTTACGCAACGGAGGCGTTTCGTTACGGTGCCGAGCGTAACAAATCGCGATGTTCGGCGTGACAGATGCGCGTCAGCGTAAACGGGTGGTGCTGGAGAGATTCTTGGGCAGGGGCTTGCGTGGGCTGGTGGTGGCTGGTAATCTTGCCGCCAGCCCGTTGGTTTCGCTCGTTTCTGACGGGTCAACTGACCTGGGGGGCTTCGGTACTCGTTGTGCCGGAGACCCCCAGACTTAACCTGTAGGGAGACCGCGATGAGCGAGAAGTTCGACCACTGGCTGATGTCGTGCGAGCAGTTGCTGCACACGCTGTACGAGGAGACGCTTTCTCTGGCCGAGGCTTCGGATGAGATGCCGAAGGGCAGCGAAGCCCTGGCGAAGGCTGTCCAGCGGATGACGCAGATGTTCGGGAAGGCCGTTGGCCCGATCCTGTCCGAGATGTCCGGCATGGGGACGATCGTGCTGGAGGGGCAGAGCAACCCCTACGACAAGACGCGGCTGTACGTTCTGTGCTTGGCGACGAACGACGCCGGCGCGATGCTGAAGGACTGGGCCATGGAGCAGGCTCAGGGGCGGCTGGAGGCTGCAAAGAAGGCCGGCCACAAGTACGCTTTCGAGTGTGACGACGATCAGTCCTGAAGTTCTTGCGCGCCTTTCGCCCGAGAAGCGGAAGGAGTTGGACGAACTTCTTGCGGCGGACACGACGTTGTGGAGGCCGCTTCCTGGGCCGCAGACGATGGCCTTCCACAGCAAGGCCGATGTGGTTGGGTACGGCGGCGCGGCTGGTGGCGGCAAGTCGGACCTCGCGGTCGGCCTGTCGATCACCCAGCACCAGAAGGTGGGGATCTTCCGCCAGAACGGAACCGAACTGGTCGGCATCATCGACCGGATCGGGGAGATCCTGAAGACGAAGGACGGCTACAACGGCAAGGACCACATCTGGCGGTTCCAGCGTCCTGACGGGGCACAGGTCCAAATCGAGTTCGGGTCGTTTCCCAACCCCGGCGAAGAGCGCAAGTACCAGGGCAGACCCCACGACTTGCTAGTTTTCGATGAGGCGTCAAACATGCGCGTCGAGGCCGTCCGGTTCCTGCTGGGCTGGCTGCGCACGACCGACCAAAAGCAGCGGTGCCGCGCCCTGTTCACGTTCAACCCGCCCACGACCGCCGAGGGCAGATGGGTGGTCGAGTACTTCGCGCCGTGGCTGAACAAGAAGCACCCGAACCCCGCCAACCCAGGCGAACTGCGGTGGTTCGCCGTGGTGGACGGCAAGGAGATCGAGGTCGCGGACGGCAAGCCGTTCATGGCAGGGGCGGAGAAGATCCTGCCGCAGTCCAGGACGTTCATCCCGTCAAGGATCGCTGACAACCCCTACCTGATGGGCACGGGCTACATGGCGCAGCTACAGAGCCTGCCAGAGCCTCTGCGCAGCCAGATGCTGTACGGCGACTTCTCCGCCGGCATGGAGGACGACCCGTTCCAAGTCATCCCCACCGGCTGGGTCGAGGCAGCACAGGCCCGCTGGAAGATGCCCGACAAGCTGGACGAGATGACCAGCCTGGGCGTGGACGTTGCCCGTGGCGGTCGGGACCAGACCATCATCGCCCGCCGGCATGGCATGTGGTTCAACCAGCCGCTGGTCTACCCAGGCAGCCAGACCCCAGACGGGCAGACCGTGGCCGCGCTGGTCATGGCAGCCAAGCGCAACCAAGCCCCAATCCACATCGATGTGATCGGCGTCGGTAGCTCGCCCTACGACTTCCTGCGGGAGATGGGGCACCAGACCATCGGCGTCAACGTGGCCGAGTCGGCGCGCTCGACCGACAAGAGCGGGCGCATCACCTTCAAGAACCTTCGCAGCGAACTGTGGTGGAAGATGCGGGAATCCCTAGATCCCGCCAACAACACCGGCATCTGCCTGCCCCCAGACCCGCGTCTGCTGGCAGACCTCTGCGCGCCAACGTGGAAGTCGGTCGGCACCACCATCGCCGTCGCCAGCCGCGAAGAAATCTACGAACGCCTGGGGCGGTCGCCAGACTTCGGCACCGCCTACGTCCTGGCCCTCATGCAGACCACCAAGACCGGAACCCTGCTGGAAGACTGGCGCGCAAACGTCCGAGACAACGCCCAGTACAACCCGTACGACATCCTGCGGATGGACCTACGCTGACGGGGTGCATGAGTGTTTTTCCGGCGACCTAGCGTCGCTGAGAATGCGGTA